GAATTGATGAATCGTTCCTACGAAGGCATCAACGAACTCAAACCTCAAGTGGCCAATGACTACTTTGCCTCCGTGATTGACATGCCTAATGATGGACAACCTATAGAATATTCCAATCCCGAAACTGAGGAATCAACAGATGAAACTGATTAGAGAAGAGGTAGAGGCTGTTGAAGTTCTCTGCGAAGATAATGGAGGTAAGAAAACCTTCTACATCCAGGGTCCTTTTCTCCAAGGCGATATCAAAAATCGCAATGGTAGGATCTACGAAAGCCGCATCCTTGCAAAAGAGGTAGGTAGATACAATGAACAGTACATCCAAAAAAACAGGGCAATGGGCGAGCTTGGTCACCCTGATGGCCCTACTGTCAATCTTGATAGGGTTTCTCACAAGATAACGAGGCTAGAACAAGATGGCTCAAACTTCATTGGAAAGGCAAAGATCCTTGAGACTCCGATGGGAAGAATCGCAGGAGCGCTTCTCAACGACGGTGTCACCCTCGGTGTTTCATCGCGCGGCATGGGCTCTTTGGTTAGCCGCAACGGCACTAACTACGTTGGTGAAGACTTCATGTTGGCTACTGCTGCTGATATCGTTGCAGATCCCAGTGCTCCAGACGCTTTCGTTCAAGGTATTATGGAGGGCAAAGAATGGGTCTGGGACAACGGACTTCTCAAAGAAAGAGAAGTACAGAATGCTTATAACCGAATTGAACAGTCGGTTGTAAATAACACACTCAACGAACAGACCCTAGTTGAGTTCGAGAGACTCCTTCTCTCATAAGTTTTCCGTAAGGATAACTAACATAAACACAGGTTGTTATAAATAATAACGACTAAATAACTGAAAATTAGTACTGAAACAATGGCAGTCACACAATCCCGCACTCAGGTCAATGATAAGGCCTCCGGCGCCGAACCGATGCAGAAATTGAACCCCAGTGCCGTTGTGCCTGGCCAGTCTATTACTGACATTGGCGGTCCTACGAACACCGACTATCGTCCAGATAACGATTCAGCTAAGATCGAGAATACTGGTACCTCTCAGGTACATGATCAAGTAAACGATAAAGCTTCCGGCGCCGATCCTTCAAAGAAATATGTCACTTCCGGTGATGCTTTGGAAGGTGGTGAGTCCTCCGGTTCCTACAATGGAGTGAAGGGCGAAGGCCGCGGCAAGGGTAATGAGCCTATGCCGAAACTGAGTAAGCAGGCTTCTTACGAGCATGTCGAAGTGGATTCGACAGCAAAGAGCACCTTGGATGAACTGGCTGACGGCCAGGGTGCTTCCGATGATTTTAAGGCTCGCGCCAAGGTCATCTTTGAGTCAGCCCTGAACCAGAAACTTCAGATTGAAGTTGCTAGACTGGAGGAAGAGTTCTCCACACGGTTCGAACAGGAAATCACAGACATCGCCGAGAAGGTTGAGTCTTTCCTGAACTACACCTCACAGCAATGGCTGGAGGAAAACAGACTTGTGGTTGAGAACGGCATCAAGAACGAACTTTCAGAATCGTTTATGTCCGGTCTTAAATCACTCTTTGAAGACCATTACGTCACACTTCCAGATGAGAAGTATGACATCTTTGAATCGATGGTCGCCAAACTTGATGACATGGAAGACAAACTGAACGAGCAGATTGAGACCAATGTGGCTCTCAACTCTGCAATGTCTGGTTATTCACGTCAAGCTACTCTCGCAGACGTCTCCTGGGATCTCTCAGAAGCAGGTAAAGAGAAGCTGAGTGAATTGGCAGAAAGCGTTGAGTTTGAAAGTGAAGATTCGTTCCGCAACAAGCTGAACATCCTTAAAGAATCGTTCGTCTCCGAAGAGGTAGCAGTTGCTAACTCTGGTGAGTACCTCAACGAGGAAGTCGAAGCTCCCGTTGCACCGACAGCCGAGGAAGGCATGAGTTCGAGCATGGCTCGTTACGCTCGCGCCCTTTCAATGACTGTTAAAAACTGATTAAACCCAATCCTACAAGGTAAAATGACTACACATAACCTTCAGGAGAAGTGGGCACCTATTCTAGGTCATCAAGATCTCCCCGAGATTAAAGATCCCTATCGTAGAGCTGTAACCGCTCAACTCCTTGAGAACCAAGAAAAGTTTATGGCTGAGCAGGCCGCCATGGGTCAATCCCAAGGTCTCCTGACTGAAGCCCCTACCCAGTCCGTGGGTACAGACGGCTACCAGTCCGCTGCTAACCCCGAAGGTCCTAACGCAGGTTTCGACCCCGTTCTGATCTCCTTGATCAGACGCGCAATGCCGAACCTGATGGCTTATGACATCTGTGGCGTTCAGCCGATGTCTGGTCCTACCGGTCTTATCTTCGCCATGAGAGCGATGTATGACGGTCCTGATGGTCCTAACGAAGCACTGTTCGATGAAGCTGACGTCAGCTTCGCTAACAAAGCTGGTGGTCTTCAGACAACCAATCCTTACGAGTATCCCGATGGATTCGGTGGTACAGACAGCACCGCAACACCTGCAACCACAGGTAGCCGCGCTGTTCCTTATCCTTATGTTCCCGGAGCAACACCTGCTGAAGGTAATCCTGGACTTCTGGAAGACGCCGCTTCTACACCTGGTCCTACACAGGACACTAACAACCCTGGTGGTAACCTTTACGATCCTACCCTCGCCAACATGGCCGGTATGAACAAAGGCACCATGGAGAGCTTGGGTGAGCCTGGAACTGAGTTCCGTCAGATGGGCTTCTCCATCGAGAAGGCAATCGTTGAAGCCAAAGGCCGTGCCCTGAAGGCTCAGTACTCGATTGAACTCGCTCAAGACCTTCGTGCCATCCATGGTCTGGACGCCGAAGCTGAGCTGGCCAACATCCTCTCTTCTGAGATCTTGGCTGAAATCAACCGTGAAGTGGTTCGTACCGTTTACAGAACTGCCGTCCCCGGTGCTCAGAACAACGTTCAAACCGCTGGTACTTTCAACCTGGACACCGACTCTAACGGTAGATGGTCCGTTGAGAAGTTCAAAGGTCTTCTGTTCCAAATCGAAAGAGATTGTAACGCAATTGCGCAACAAACTCGTAGAGGAAAGGGCAACCTGATCATCTGTTCCGCTGACGTGGCTTCGGCCCTGACAATGGCAGGTGTTCTGGACTACACCCCAGCCCTCAACGCTAACCTGAATGTCGATGACACCGGTAACCTGTTTGCTGGTACCATCAACGGTAAGCTCAAGGTCTACATTGACCCCTATGCAGCTAACGTTAGCAACACTCAGTACTACGTGGCCGGTTATAAGGGCACCAGCGCCTATGACGCTGGACTCTTCTACTGTCCTTACGTGCCCCTGCAGATGGTTCGCAGCGTTACAGCTGACACCTTCCAGCCGAACATTGGCTTCAAGACTCGTTACGGTCTTATCGCCAACCCCTACTGTGAAGGCGCCATCGGTGGCCGTAACCCCCAGAACCAAGGTCTGGGTCGTCTTTCCGACAACACGAACCGTTACTACAGACGTGTTCGCATCGAAAACCTCATGTGATAAGTGTTATAATAACACTGGTCAGATGTTGGTACAAGACCTCCTGTTTTACGGGGGGTCTTTTTTTATGCCTACTTGACACTACCCTTGAATAGTGTTATACTTGTATTGTCAACAACAGAAGCGCAGTATAGACAGATAAATAATAAGAAAAGACCATAATGGCAGTCAATTCCGATAATCAAACAAACCCAATTAGGGAACAATACATGTCCATTGAGAACAGGAACTTCCTGTCTCCCATTGGATTTCAGTTTACTATCGATAGAATGAGAGGAGTTGACTTCTTTTGTCAGTCTGCTAACATTCCTTCTGTGTCACTTGGTGCTGCTGACACCTACACCAGATTGAATAAAATTCCACAACCAGGGGATGAGTTGCAGTATGAGGACCTGTTCATTCGGTTCCTGGTAGATGAGAACATGAAGAATTGGTACCAGGTATCCAATTGGATGAGAGAGATTGCCACTCCTTACAGTACAAAGGAGTTTAAATATGATAGAGGATCTATTGAGTCTGTCAACAAAAGGGAGGCGACCTATGACTACGCTAGCGCTAATAATCAGTGGAGATGTGACTGTTCACTGTTGGTTCTCTCAAGTAACTATAGGGTGGTTGCAGAATTTGTCTTCAGAGACGCCTGGCCAACAAGCCTCTCTACACTCAACTTTGACGCATCTGTCCCTGATGTGAATTACTTTACAGCAGAGGTGAGTTTGAAGTATAATTACTATGATTACTTCATCTATGAAGCGGCAACTGCAACTGATGCAACCATGCCACCTGACTATAGAAGGAGTAGCCTAGGCGTTGTTCTTGAATCCTAATGTACGAAAAACTGATTATGACACTGGAAGCCCTTGGTTGGGATCCAAGTGATGAAATCGTCATTGAACTAGCAGGCACACAGGTGTCTGGTATTGACGTCGGAGAAGATTATAATAAGAAGTGGCAGACACCTAAAGGCGAAGTCAAAACAAATAAGGATGCCTTTATCATTATTAAAAATCAGTCAAGGCGTGACCTGAGTAAGTCACAACCTATGGCAGAAGGTGAGTTCAAACCACAACATGGATCTTGAGAAAATAAACGAGATGTGGGCGAAGGATAGTGTCATTGATGACACTCTTATAGACCAGGCATCTATCAAGATCCCACAACTACACCAGAAGTATCTGTCACTTCTGTCTGAGTTTACTTTGCTCACTAAGAAAAAGGAACAGGAACTCAAGAAGGCACAACACCATAAGTTCCTCTACTATTCAGGTAAGGCACCACCGGAAGAGTATGAAGACGCCCCTTTTAATTACAAAGTGTTAAAGGGAGAGGCGTGGAACTGGGTAAATGTTGATGATAACATCCAAAACATCGAGTTAAAGATCGAGTACTATAAAGTTGTGCTACGAACACTGGAAGAGATACTACGCCAGGTTCATCAACTCAGTTATAATATACGAAATACGATTGAATGGCGCCGTTTTGTAGGAGGAATGTGATGTTGTCAGGACTTTTTGTTTTTACCTTCATCGTTCTTCTCGTTGGTGTCATGGAAATGACTTGGCCCGTCAGGAGAAACTAATGGATCCAGTATTATTTGGCATCGCTGTAGGAACACTACTCACCTCATCATTAGTATTATGGCAAAGGGGAAACTCAGAACCTTCACAAACACATCAGAAGGAGATTACGACAGACACCACTACAGACTCGTCCTCAAATCAGGAAAGGCGATAGTCTTAGAAGACTACGAGAGTGCCCGCAACCTCTGGTTCCAGATGTGTGGTGCAGGTAACTGTGAGAGGATAGAAGTCGTCGATAAATAGTAATGTGAAGAAATGTTTTATCTATGGCACGTGACGTTATCATTACTAAGAAGAACGAATTAGACATCGTTCTTGAATGCGAACAACACATCCTTCATGAGTTAAGTGAGTCATTCTCTTTTGATGTAGAGGGTGCTTCGTTTTCTCCTGCCTATAGAAAGAGATATTGGGACGGTAAAATTAGGCTCCTGAACATGCAGAAACACACACTGCCTGCAGGACTTACCTATCAATTATGTAAGTGGTGTGATAGACACAACTACACCTGGGACTTTAAGGATAATGAGTTCTATGGTCTTCCCTATGAACAGGATGAGATAGTCTTTGAGGAGGGTGTGGAACTCTTCATGGAGAAGATTTCATCTGTCAAACCACGTAAGTATCAAGTAGAGACAGTCTTCAGGGCACTGAAAGAGTACAGAAAAACTATCGTCTCTCCTACAGGGTCTGGTAAGTCTCTGATGATTTATTCTATTGCCAGGTATCTGAAATCAATTAAGAAGAGATGTCTTATTGTAGTCCCTTCTAAGTCCCTTGTAGAACAGATGACAAAGGACTTTATTGATTATGGTTGGGATGAAGAGAACATTCATAAGATTTATCAAGGTCATTCACTGAACACTACGGCACCTGTGACTGTGACCACCTGGCAGTCAGTCTATGGGTTGGATAAGAAGTGGTTCAGACAGTTCGATGGTGTGATTGGAGACGAGTGTCACCAGTATAAAAGTAAGTCACTGCAAGGCATTATGAAAAAGTGTCCTGATGCCAAGTGGAGGTATGGTTTTACTGGAACACTAGACGGAAAACAAGTTCATAAGTTGATGTTGGAGGGTCTGTTTGGTCCTGTTTATCGGACTACATCTAGTTCAGACTTGATGGATAAGGGATTTCTTGCTAAACTAAAGGTAGAGATTATTACGCTCAAACATCCTCCTCGTAAATTTGACACCTACAACGATGAGATTGAGTTTATTGGTCTGATGGATGACAGGAACAGGTTTGTTTCTAACCTTGCCAGAGACCTCAGAGGTAACGTGTTGGTTCTATTCACACGAGTAGAAGGACAGGGACTACCTCTTTATGAACTCACAAAATTAAAGACAAGTAGACCAGTCCACATCATCTATGGTGATGTCAAGGTGGATGTGAGAGAACAAGTCAGAACACTATGCGAAACTTCCGATGACAATATTATTTTCGGTTCTTATGGGACTATGTCTACAGGTATTAACATTAAGAACCTTCACCATGTGGTTTTTGCAAGCCCCTCCAAGTCCCGGATCAGGGTCCTCCAGTCTATTGGTAGAGGACTCAGAAAGGCAAAGGGAAAGGAATCGGTCCTTCTCTATGACATCGCCGATGACTTCAGAAAGAATGGTGGTAGAGAGAACTTCACCCTGAGACATCTAGCAGAACGAATTAAGTTCTATTGTGAGGAAAACTTTACCTATAGAATGACAACATTGACCCTAAATAGTGGAAAGGCCACTCTGCCCTTATGAACGAAAGTTTCTACGCTACTCTAAAACTGACAACGTCAGAGGAAGTCTTGAGTGAAGTGTTGCCTCAAGAAGAGAATGGTACAGACTTCTTTGTTCTATCAAATCCTATTGTAATCATAGAAAATCAACAGATTGACACCGAGAAAGGAGTGTTAATCAGTGGAATGATCCCTCGTAAGTGGATGTTGTATTCCAATGAGGACCTAACTATTGTTTATAGACAGCACGTTGTCTCTATCTCAGAGATGGATAAATTTGGTGCTGACTTTTACCACAAGGCATTGATTGCTGCCAAGTGTGGCTCTCCTATTAAGAGAAAGATCGACACCAAGAAGCACAGTGGATTCCTTGGTAAGATCGAACAGTTCAGAAAGAAGCTACAAAAAGACTTCGACGGTTCCCCTGATTTGAATAAGGAAACCTAAAGGGTTATAATAACCACAGATAAGGAAATCACATGGCACCTGTTAAGAGGAGGAAAAACAACTTCATTGACAACAAAGAGATGTACGCAGCCTTTGTTGCTTATAGAAAGAAAGTCGATGATGCAAAAGAGAACGGTGATCCCCGTCCTGAGATCCCTCGTTACATCGGCAAATGTTTCCTCGACATCGCAGAACACCTCTCCATGCGACCGAACTTCTCCAATTACATGTACCGACAGGACATGGTGATGGATGCAGTGGAGAATTGTGTGGTGTATTGCGCAAACTTCGATCCCGAGAAATCAAAAAACCCTTTCTCTTATTTCACACAGGTCTGTTGGTACGCATTCATCCGTCGTATTGGTAAAGAGAAACGACAGATTGAGATCTGCGATAAGATTATTTCTAAGTCAGGTTATGAAGAGTTCTTTGAAGGTGACCAACTGGGTACCTCGTCTGAGTATAACTCCATCAAGGACAGTGTAGATCAGAGGAGACAAGGTAGATGACAAAGGAACCAATGTTCTACCCAACAAAGAACCCAAGACCACAAGAGAGTCAAGAGAAAGAAATTCTCCTTAAACAGATTGAAGAACTAGAAGCAGAGATTGCAACCCTGAAGGCATCACAACGATGAATGAGTTTGAAAAGATTACACCTGATACCTACAAAGAGATGAATGAAGAGTTCATTCATGATGGAACTCCTGTAAGGATTGAGATTCCAACAGAGGCAGGACTAGAGAGGTGGAAGAACTGGAAGGAAGACATTCACACAAAAAGTGTACCACCAACTGACATGGTTGCTGAGATGTGGGAGAAACACAGAGAGCATAAAGATAAATAATAATAAAACGATGTCTGATTTTCCAAAGGATGCACCCTCAATAAGAGACAAGAATGCTCCTCACAAGAAGATAAAGAAGACGAACGTCAAGAACTATCCTGGTATGGGTATCGCTCCAACGATTGGAGAGCAGTTGGATGATCTTCTTACTGATCCGTTAGAGGAGTTATATCAACTTGCCGAATCTGAGTTGAATGTAATGCCCAAACCAGATTTGAGGGATGAACTTCCTAGTAATTATGAATCCCCTAACAAGGGATCATTCGAACATCCTATTATTCAACAGAAAAATAGTGTCAATGACCTACTCAAACAGGGAGTAGATCCTGTAGAAGCACATAGATCTGTTCATGGTGAGGTTGATACGGCTAGCACAGATTCCAAGGCAAAGTTAGCATCTACTCTTGGTAGAATTCAGGATGATGGTGTTAGAAATGCAGTGAAGATTGAGAAGGGTAAGGGATCTATCCTGGCACAGGATTCTATGATGCAATCTATTCAGGATGTCACACATGATGACATGAGAACACCAATGAACCAACAGGTTCCTGACGTTGAACAAACACCAGCAGATCAGGTGGCAGAGGAACTAGAAGAGTGCTATAATTACATGGATGACGTGAAGTATCTACAAACTTATGGTAGGGCGTAAGGTCTGTTGTATCACAGACACTCACTTTGGAGTCCGTAAAGGTTCACAAATTTTCCATGATTACTTCGAAAAGTTCTATAGGGATACTTTTTTTCCTACTATCGATAAGTTGGGCATCACTAGTGTGTTACACTTGGGCGATTGTTTTGATGTACGGAAAGGAATTGATTACTGGTCTCTAGACTGGGCAAAGAGAGTGTTCTTTACTCCTCTTCAAGAGAGAGGAATTGATCTTCATATGATCGTGGGAAACCACGACATTTTTTATAAGCAATCTTTGAAAATCAACTCTCCGAAACTAAACCTTGCGGAGTATGATAACATCGTGATCTATGGTAGCCCTGAGACGGTTGTCGTAGAAGGGACTGAAATCTTTATGGTCCCATGGATCTGTGAGGATAATGCGGCTGACTTTTCGGCTCAGTGTTCCGTTACTGATGCTGACATCTGCATGGGTCATCTGGAACTGGCTGGATTTTACGCCAATAAGGACTATCAATGCCAACATGGCACAGATCCTAAGTGCTTCGACCAGTTTAAGACCGTTTTCTCTGGCCACTTTCATAAGCGTTCATCCTCTGGTAACATTACTTATCTGGGCAACCCCTATCAGATGTATTGGAACGATGAGGGAGAGACTAGAGGGTTCCATATTTTTGACCTAGATAGTCATGAGTTGGAATTTATTCCCAATCCATCGATGATGTTTCATAAGATTTATTATGATGAGTCCAAGAAAAAACTATTCAATCCAAACAAGTTCAAAGACTCCTTCATTAAAATCGTGGTTGAAGGTAAGTCCACGCCTAAAAAGTTATCGGCCTTCGTTGATAAACTTTACCAAGTTGGCATCCACGACATCAAAGTCATTGAATCAATCAGCAATGAAATCGATGGTGAGGTTGAAGTTGAAGGAGAGGATACTCTTACTACGCTTACAAATTATGTTTATGCGTTGGAAGACCTCACCAATAGTGACAAAGATGATGTCATTAAAATTTTCAAATCCCTCTATGTAGAGGCACAGGAGGTCTGATGTATTTGCTTACAAAAAAGAAAGACAGGGTAGACTCCGGTGTCTATGCAAGTGTCGATGAGGATGGCACTCCTATCGTTCAGTTTTTTGTTGACAAAGACGATGCAATCACCTATAATACAATGTTGGAAGCATTAGATCAGGACATCTGTGTTTCTGAGATAGAGGATGACATGTTCGATAAACTTTGTAGTGTCTTGGGACATGCATACTCTGTAGTAGATGAAGGTGAATTTGTTATACCTAAACTTGAAACTCTTGAACATGTGATCCTCAACCGTGATTATTTTTAAGTCTCTAACATTTCAAAACATTCTCTCTGTAGGTAATCAACCAGTCTCGATTGATCTGGATAATTGTAAGACAACCCTTGTTCATGGAACAAATGGTTCTGGTAAGAGTACAATTCTGGACGCTCTCTGTTATGTTCTCTTTGGTAAGAGTTTCAGAGGAGTAAATCTCAGTCAACTTCTAAACACGCAGAACAAAAAGGGGTTGCTGGTAGAATGTGTCTTCAACATAGGTAAAAACGATTATCTTGTTCGCAGGGGCATGAAACCTAAGGTGTTCGAGATAT